CCAATTTAAACTATTCTAGTTAATATTACAAATCAGAATCTAAAACTATATTAACTACAGGCTATTATTCAAATTTATCTCACATTACATAAAATCAATTTTAAACAACATCCCACTATAACACACTAATTTCTTAGCAAATTAAACACTCAAATAAACACAAACTATTCAATCAAAATCTCTAGTAAAATCCAGAGCTTCAAATCTCTGGTAGTACCATTCATATGATCTCAATGAAATATCTAAACATTCCAATTTAAAATAATTTTGCAATTGAAGAACAAAATTCTGGAAAAAATCCTTGCCATGCATAAATGCAAACCAACAAGCAGTGTCAACATTCACAGCAAACTCAGCATTACTACGCATCCATGCCACTAATGACCATATAGTCTTTGTTGAAATTGCTGGCCTAAACTTATCAATTATATATTTAAATTCTCTTTTCAAAAAAGTCAATTCCATAACGGGTACAACTTTTGGTTCACCTTTCAAAGCACTTGTTGCCGTCATTCCCAACAAGGAAAACTCTTTCTGAATTCTTTTTCCTAGTTTATCCAAATTTTTAATCTCCAAATCTCTTGAAAAAATAATCATAATATCATCACCATAACATATAAACTTTACTTTTTCATAAAACAAAATGGGCTTCTTTTTAAAAATCTTGGAAAACACATAATACATATTCACATTGTTAACAATAGAATTTAAAAGGGAAGTACAAGGGCTACCAGATGGCATAGAACCCAAAACTGTATACATTAAATTTCCAAAAACATGGGTTGAATATGAAATAGCATTTGATAAAACTTGACTCTGACTATCAGAAACTCCAGAAATAAATGAAAGAACTGAACAGGCATGCTCAATCATAAATGGACTTAAACTAGCATCAAATGAAGAAAAATCTAAATCAATACCATAATCACCAAACCGAATCATGCTCCTGGCTAATGCATCCCAATCTGCATCAGGATCCATCCCAACAGCAATGCCAGTATGAAATCCAGGATTTGATTGTAAATATGCAATTGCTGGACCCCAAAACATTCTACAAATAATTGTAAAATCCAAGGGACAAGCATCTATTGCTCTTGTTTTAGACATTAAAACTTTCTCCATTGGTCTCAATTCATCTTTTGGACAAGTAGTGTAAACCACATCCATTTGATTTCCATTATCAATCATTGTCAAATTAAAATCAATTCTTTGTTTTAAAACAGGATGCATTCCCACATACTCTCCTTCTGCATCCAACCAAATTAAATCTGATTTTTCAAAACCCATTGAAACATAAGGATAACCTGGGGAACTATTCATATTTATTGCATCCATTCCATCCACACCACAAATTGCTTGTTCAACTGTAAAAGGCTCCACATAAATAATATCTTTCCCTAAAATTTTATTTTGATAAAATTCAACACAATCATAATAAGTAACTGGCTCCTCTATCATTGGCAAATCATACTTGGAAAGCATTACTGCAATAGGATCTATCTCCACATTTCTTTGATATGGCATCACAGCTGGATAATTAATCATATCTCTACCAATGTAATTATGAATGGGTGTCTTTTTAAAAAGCGTTTTGGACACGACACTCACGGAACTTTGAGTAAATTCCACTTTCATAATCCTTTGTGATTCAATCTTTCTTGATTCAATATTTTTAAACATTTCTTTTGTCACAACTTTTGAAACCATCACTGTATTGCTTCCTGCTACATGAATACCTATAATAGCATTTTGTATAGATTGATTTGAAGTAACTAAAGCACCACCACACATGCCTGGACAACCCTCACCCTTACCTCTCCAAGCCATGTCAATTGAAATTTCAGTCATTTTTCCATCCTCACTTTTATGATGATAGGAGGCTTTTTCTTCCAATTTCAAAGGACCTTCAGAAATCATCATAGCATTTCCACCTACACTAGTAACTAAAGTGGCTAAGCGATTTACAGCTCTATCAAGATCTTTTCTAGAAATAAAATGTTCTGTCAAATCTCTAAATTTAGGTAAAGTTGGTACTTTCATCAAAACAACATCTTGAAAACCTACATCCAAAGACTGAATTACAACATTACCTGCTGAAATTGAATAATAGGTACCATTTCTTTGAAAATAAAATTCCAATGTCTCATAATTTGGCTCAAACTTATATGCATGGGAAGGAACCAGCAACCAATCATCTTTTATTCCTAAAGCATTCATAACCCATCTTACTGAACCTCCCTTCTCACCTATTCCAAATTGAACTAAATTCTTCCTAATTAATGCAGCAATTTCTAAAGTGGATTGGGATGTGGCAGGATCAGCATCCAATTTAATGACTTGTTTAGGTCTAGTAACACCATGGTACACTCCTTCAGCTGGAATATCTTCATGAGAGAAAAATCTATTATAAGCATACCAACCACCAACTAATAGACCAAGGATACCAACTCCTGCAGAAAAAACCAACCACTTATGATTAGTAATAGCTTCACACAATTTATTTAAAAGACCTGGTCTCCTCAGCTCACCATCTTCTAACAATCTTTGTAAGGATTGAGAAAAATCATCATCATCATCTTCATTATATGATTGTGTCCACAAATCCATAAATTCATTCATATTGGAAATCCTAACATTAGAAGTCTCTACTAAAATTTCTACTAATTCATCTACTGTAGTTTTAACATTAGAACAAGTTAAATCAACACAAGACATGTCTTTAATTGCATTCTCCTTCCTAGCCAATGCCACATTTAATAAGTCTGAATTTGGTGTCAAAAAGAAAGCAGCAGGTTTCACCTCAACTTTAAAATGGAGTCTCCTCTCTATAGCTTCTTTGACATAAACTGTTTTTGGTGATGGATTTGCCCAGTTGGAAGTGCAAATTATAAATGGGGAGGAAAAATGCCTTCCTTTTTCTTCTAGTGAAGCCATATTCAATCTCATTGGACATCCAGATACCAACTGACAAAAATCTGCCCAATCTTCATCATCAGTTGCCTGGCCAATATCATCAATTATACAAACCAGTTGACCACAATACCCATCCCAATAATCTGATCCAACTGGCTTTGTATATATATTTTTCTTTGGATCCACATTTAGAGCTTTGCAAATTTTGGTAGCTATGGCCAAGCTTGTTAGAGATTTGCCCCCTCCTCGCTTACCATACAGGTAACACACAACAGGCTCACTTCTTGTAATTATAGATTGATTTATAGCTCCTAAACTTTTTAATTTACCATGAACCCAGGTTGCAGCATCTCGAATTGGTTGTAAAAATTTAACAAGGGCTGGATCGGCCAGAGCCAATGCATGTATTGTTCTCAAATTCTTAACTAATTTAACACCTTTTCTATACTCATCTTGTTTTTCAACATCTTGTATTTGTTGAAGACAGAAATCATCTGCTCTCTCTATAGTACTCTCTATTCTAGCTTGATTATCTCTAATAGCTTCCAAAATTCTTTTCTTTTCACCATAATGTTCATCATAATAATCTTTAATTTTCATATATATCCACTTAATAGCATCTTTCAAATTTTTAAAAATAGTAACACTACAAGAAATATCTTTCAACCAATTAGAAAAAGATTGTGTATGCAAGCCCAACAGGCGTTCTTCTGCCTGCCAAGAAAATAAATCATTTAATAAATGGGAAATTATCTTTCCAAAACTCACTAATGAACAACCTATATCTAATATATTCATTACTCTTAACAAATTGCACAAATTATGTTCTCCTAAATCATCTAACTTTTGAGATACATAAACTAACAATCCACATTTCACAATAGTCATAACAAAATTGAAAGATTCAACAGTGGTAGAAGTTTTAAATCCAAACATAAAGGCTTTTAAACTTTCCTTAACAGATTGCAAGAAGGACCTACAATCCTCCACCAGATTTTTTGATTCTAACATGACTTTGGAAACACCTGTCCCACCCAAAACTCTATCTGATATATTTACAACTTTTGGGTGCAAAAAATTCAAAATGGCAACTATATCTTCAACTTTAAGTTTAGTCAATGATGTGAGCTCCAAATCACAAATTTTTTTTGCGGCCTCTTCAAAATTTAAAATTCCCTTACCAAAATCCAAATTTTTCCAAGAAGGACACTTTACCATTCTACTAAGTAATTTTGAAATTTTTTGATTTTTCTCAATAGTCCAAACCATATCAGGTGGACACTCCTCAAATTTACCAGTCAAAACACCATCTTTATAACCTAACATAAATTTCTGGTCTGAATCAGGAAGAGAAAAAGCATAATATCTTTTTGCTACCGGATTTAATGTCAAAGAAGTAAAGCCTATCTTGACAGCTTGATCAATTTCAGAAGAATACAATATAACATTTCCTCCAGCCTGAGTAAACAATTTTCCTTTATTCAAATCTTCAAATGCTTGCTTCATTCGCATTTCTCCCAATTCCATTCTAAGATCTTTATAATATTTAATTGGGCGTCTACTCTCTAAATTCCTTTCAAATTTGAGATCTTCATCACTTCTAATTTCATCAACACTTGATTCCAAATCACCTTCGGAAATTCTATCCAACATCCTAATTGAAATCTTCATAGCATTAGTATTTAAAGGGGCACGAGGAAACATAAACTGTGATTCAGATGTAACACTCAAATAACAAGAAAATGATAAATACTCATCACTTCTATTATAATTTGCAATTTGAATACTTAACATACCAAAAGTAGAGTCAGAGGTGTCACCAATCCCATCCAACACACCAGAAATAGCATGCAAATATGAATACCATGGCAATCTGACCTGTATATTTCCAGTTCTTCTTGTGTTAAATCTAACAGCACCCAAACTAGTTTTATAATCAATTGATAAAGCAGAAGCCTTTTCTGTCCATGGAGTATCCGCAGCCAAACCAACTGGAGTAAACCAAATTAATCCATCAACATCTGTGGCACCTGTTATCACTATTGTCACATCCAAAGGACCCCTATATAATTGAAACAAATTAAAAAACCATCTCAAAGTGGAAGGAAATCCTCTAGGGGGATCTGAAGTGGCTGAAAGGGACAAAGGAAGGGTGTATTGCATATTATCAGCAGTAAAAGTCCAAGTAGCCAAAAAATGGCCCCTACCCATAAACTTATAAAGAGACATGTGATCAGAAGTGTGTCTAGATTTTCCAGGTGACACCTCAGGAAAAGTTTCTGGTATTTTCTTTGCAAGCACAGGATCTTCTATTGTTGTCACTGCACCAACTGGAGGTTTAATACCAGCTATATCCATCTTTCCAATATTAGCTTTACCCTTAATATCTTTTGGGGTTGTTATACCCCCTTCTTGATTGGGTACATTTTGATTAGCTGTCACAGTTGTTGAAAATTCCATCTCATCTCCAGCCTGAGCCATAGTCCCTGTATTATCCATAGCATGATAAATAGGAGCAAAACATTCCAAATTAATAGCTGACATATATACATTTATCCAAACATGGTGTGCAACATTCTGTGGATTTGCCAATCTATTATAAACAAACACAATAAGCTTTCCAATTGCTGTGTATTCACCTTTAACATGAGCTGCTTTTGTGTAACGATTTACTCTATATGGAGTATCTGAAATCCAAGGAACTCTAAATCTCAATGTGGATTGAACCCCAGTAATATCCATCACAGCACATGGACCTGTTGTAGCCTGCTTCAAAGTAATTTTAGACACATCCATATTTTCATTACCAGGAACAAAACAGAACAAAAGCCTGCCAGAATGATATTTTGTAGGAAAGACCTGAAAATCAAACACCAAATCTCCCCTCCAGAAACAAAACATTTGGGCTATTGATGCCAAAGATGTAATGCATTTTTGACTAGGACTTGAATTCACCATTTGATAGTAATAAGGATCCACTGGAATTACTTTTATTTGAGTACCCACTGTTGCTGAATCATTAAAAACAAATTGTGTAGCCAAAGTTGGAATCTTTGTCCAAGTAGAAAAATGATTAATGGTTAATCCACCTCCTTCTGAAGAATCCTCCAACCATCTTTCTTGATCCAAAGCTATTGAAATTTTTGCACGAGCATCCTCATAATTTGACAAGTTCACCACATTTTCAGTAGATGAAACTCTAAATTCATTTCTCATCATTTGAGTCATAATTGGTGTCAATCCATGTAGTTCCAAATCAGTAAATCTGGCTAATACATTCACTGTAGTGTATGGAGTAGTTCCAGTGCCAATAAATAATTGACTCCATACTCTTATGGTTAATTCCCATACTGGGTATTGTGGATCTCTAAAATTATAAGCACCCCTTGTGTATACAAAAGGAACTTTAATCCTCACAACATTATTTATATTACAATTTAATAAACCATGTGGATAAACAGGTAAGGATGCTATGCTTCCATAACCTTGGTCAGCTGGAACCATTGCAGCAATTAAACCTCCTTGTTGAAAAGGTGTTGGGTTTATTTGAATTTGAACCTCCAATCCAAATCTAGCATAGGTATGATATCTCAAAAGACCTTGCACTGCAAATTGTTGATCATACAACAACTTTACTACATCCAATTTAGCAACCTCATGAAATAGGGCATCTGTTGTTTGCCATTCTGCTGTATGAATTAAAAAAAACTTTTCTCCTTGTGTTTTCTTGGAACCAGGTAAATCAACACTAGTCAACAATTTCTCTTTTTGGTGGGAACCAACCTCAGCACTATGCACACTGGATTGGTCAACAGAAGTAAAATAACTTGCACCAGCAACAGCAGTGCGGTCCACTGACTGTATCATTTGTTCTTCTTCAATGTCTGCCAGAGACAGGATCTTGTCAAGACCCTCTCCAATATTTTGTAATAATGACATCTCTATTCATCTATATATTTATAATGTGGAAAAACCTAAATGCCCCTGAGTACCCCAGAAGCATCAAGAAGGATGCTGCCCCCAAAGTCCGTCCAGCGGAAGCTAGGCTCACAGAAAAGTGAATTTAAGGGCTCCTTCTTAACACCCAGGCAATATGTAAAGGCCAACATCACAGGAAGAAACTTGCCTCCCAGATGTCCCACAACATGCCAGTCTGGTGGTGAGATCTTGTCCACCCCTGTTGAAACTTTATTGTCTAACAACTCAAGTTTATCCAGGGCAATTAACCTACCACAGGTATCTCTCAATATGAGTATTAACCTAAGGGGTTTCACCCGTAGCCTACCCCTTCAGAAAGATACATGAGATGAAACAAAAGGAAGTTAAACAAGCCTGCTATTTGACCTTCCATTATTGTCCCACCCTTAAACACCTACAGCCATATGCTAATCATATGGTTAACCCCACCGGGCGCAATGGTCAGTGCTTGTGGTGATGGGAGAACCACGGAAACAAGAATGAAAGCAAGTGGAGTGAGTGTCCTAAAGGGAACATGATTAAGAAACTCTGAACCTGCAGAAATCAATATTTACAAATAAGGGATGGGGGTTTTAACCTAAGCGCTAGGTAAACGCGGGCCTGGTAATTTAGTTCCCCAGAGCCAAGGAACTCCAAAGGGAGGCTGGGACAAAATCCCAGCCACCCTTTGAA